CTATCCCCCATTTTCGGCGGTTTTTCGCGGTAGTTTGGCTAACCTATCTTGCTGGTTAGACAAATCGGCAGCTGCCATAGTCGCCATCGCCTGATCGGCCAGGATAACTTGATCCGCCCCGCGCGTGTATCTCGCGACCTCAGAATCAGTGACGTGGCCGGTGATTGATTTGATAAGCTGGTTCGACAATCCAAGTTCGGCCATGCGCCGGGAGGCTGCTTTCCGCAGGCCGTGGGCAGAGCAATGTTTTAGCCCAGCTTCATCGCAGCGCGCGCGGAACCAGTTGCCGAAACCGGCGATCGAAAAGGGCTTGCCGAACTCGGTGACAAGATATGCCAGCTGGCCAGATGGTCGCGCCGCTATGGCGGCTGCCAAGGTCGGATGAATCGGGATGAATAGCTCTGCGCCGGTCTTCATTTGCTTGACCCGGATGCGCCCATTCTTGACGTGCTGCGGCCCCATGGTGACAACATCGGATCTGCGCTGCGCGGTGTAGAGCAGCAGCGACAGGGCTAGGCGGGCCTTGGTCCCCATGGGGTGGCGTTCCTCGAAAGCCTCAATGTCTTCTTCGCTCCATGTGTGGAAGCCCTGCCCCTTCGACTTCGGCGGCTTCACAGCCTTGGCCGGGTTGTCTTTGCGCATCCCCAGGAAGATCGCGTAATCGAACAGTTGGCGCAGACGCTTGAGCAAGATCGCGCCAGCTGTGGGCGTCTCGTGCATCTGCTCCATCAGCTTGGCGATATTGCGAGCCGTCATGGTCGCCACGGGCCTGCTGCCATATTTGGCGCGGAACCTCTCATAGGTGCCACGATAGACCCGGCGCGTGCTTTCCTTTGGGATGTTGTGCCATATGGTCGATCGATAATACTGGCCGATCAGGTCATCAAAGCTGCCCGGCGCGGCGCGGTCGCCTCCAGCCTCCAGCTTCTTGCCTTCCTTGAGCGCCAGATATTCCTGCCAGAAGGCATCGCTCCCGACCGGATGGGAGATATATTTCGATGGGTAGCCGGTGCGGCGAAAGCGCAGTCGCGCCTTGCCATGCCGGTCCCGAAACTCGGTCACATAGGGCGGTAGACCCTTCGTCACTCTAGGTCTTCCCATCCTTCACCATCCCTACGCCGATTCGGTCTCTCGGTAAGGATGACGATTTTGCCGTTCGGGTCTATCTCGACGCGCACGTTGTCAAACCCGGCAGCTTTCATGCCGCCAGCTGCGCGCTTGATGTCGGCTTTGGTAAAGCGTGCCGGGACTCCCACCTCACCCCTCCCCCGAACCAGGCACGGTCGCGGCGTCGATCATGGCTTGCCAGATCGGCAGCGCGGTAACGGTGCCATCGACAGCTTCCCCCGCCTCGATCATTTCCGGCGTCGGGTCGCGCATTGCCTGGATTGCGGCGATGGCGTCATCGGCCCACCCCTCCCACATCGCGTCGATGTCGGCGTCCGATCCCACAGGAAAATTGCGGCGGGCCAGCGCCCGCGCAACCAGTTCGATCATGTTCATCGGCTGGCCCCCCAGTGCTTGGCGGGCGATCTGGCGCATGGTTTCAGTCTCGCCTTCTGCATTGGACCCGTAGTGTTTTTCGATCCGCCGCAAAGCCTCCCGCAACCTCTCGACCTCGCCCGCATGGGTGGCCAGAACCTTGCGCGCCGCTTTGCGAAAGTCGTCCGCTGCAAAACCATCGCCTGTGTCGCTACACTCGCAAACCTCCGTCCATTTGTCGTTGTAAAATGTTTCGTAGATGGCCGCAGCGGCATCCTCAACAATAGCATCCCGCTCACTCATGATCGTGGTCCCTTTGGTTGCGGATGGCAGTGGCGATGAGGCTGGCCTCTCTCGCCCTCATTTGAGCCATAGGGCCATCCAAGTCGTGCAATAATTGCACACGTTGATCCGCCACCTTAACCGCCCTCTCCCGCTCATCCGCGCGAATTTCGGCCTCGAAGCGGGCGAAGGCTTGGGTCCAGTAGGTTTCGTCGTTTTCTCCGGATATGTAGGCCATGCGCTCTTTCGCGCTGTCCGGCGATCCGCTGATAGCCCGCATAAGACTATCATGAAGGCCAAGAGCAGCCTCCCGCGCCCGCTGCGATACCGCGATGGGGTTAGTCATGACAAAATGCTCCACGCTAAATAGAGGACGGCAATGACTCCGCATATTTTCAGACCGGCGGCTATCCCACTCATTCGCCCGACCCTCCGCGCTGATCGTGGGAGAGCCGCAAAGCCTTAGCGGGGTAGATCTGCACCGACCCGGTTTCGGTATCGCTCTCGACCGCATATCCTTCCGGCGTCAAGTCAGTCGAATATTCGCCGACAACCTTACCGCGCCAGTTCGATCCGCTAACCTTTTCGACATGATCGCCGCGCTGGAATTTGCCCACCGATTGCTTGACAGGCGGGAGGGCGGCGAGGGCGGCGTCGGCCAAGCCAAGCCACTTGCCCTTTTCGCACTCAAGTTGATCGTGAAATGTAACAGCGTTGCGGCCCTTCGCGACATTGGGCGCTGCTCGCTCGGCTTCACGCTTCCACAGCGCCACAGCGACAGCCTCCCGCAAATCCCCGCCGCCAAAGCCTGGGGATGCCTCGCAATCCTCGACATGGAACGAACGCACCGGATCAAGCCCACCCCCATTACCAAAGTGCGAGCCGATGGTGTCAGGTTCATCGAAATGGCGCGGGCGACCCGGCGCAGATATGGCCAGCCGAAGCGTTTCAAAGCTGCACCCCGCCCGAACAGTCGTGGCAGGCGGCAATTTGACGTCGCACGTCAGCACATCGTCCGCCACCGGCTCAACGCTGGCCGGAGCTTGTGTAACGCCAGCCGCCGTTTCGCCTACAGCAACAGGCTTTGTCGTTATTTCACGATCGACAACGCTCGCCGGGGCATCGGGGATGGTGAGGGCGCGGATTGCGGCGTCAGCCAAGGATTCACATAAACCCTTAGACAGCAAATAGCCGGGAGCCATCTTCATAAACTCTGCCCATATCGCATCGGCAACGGCCTCCCTCACCCCCGCCGCATCGAACGCATACTGGGGAGCGGCCCGATATTTCGCCTCACTGCCATAGACAGCCGAAAAGCTGGAACACATGCAGTCAGGACACTTTTCCGGCGCAACGGTCAGGCGCTCGACAATTCGCTTGCAGTTGTGGCATTGAAAATCTCCCAGCGGAGAAGCCGCATCGAACGCCTGACCGTGCGATTGGAGGGCGGCAAGGACGGTTTCAGTGATCTCGCCCACCCGATCGTTGACCGGGGTAAAGTCATCCTCTCCCATGGTCCCGACATGCCATGCATCCCAGACGCGCCCGCAATCGTATGTGTCGCCCAATTCGCTGGACAAGGCATTGTGGATCGCCTCGCGCAACAGCGCCGCGCCATCTTTATCGTTCGTCATCGTCAATCCTTCGCTGGCAGCAACGATGCTGCGATGATGAAATGCTTTGCCGCCCGGCGAAGCGCGTATGGATCTTTCGATCCGTTCGGTTTCAGCCCGATAGAGAAAAATGCGGCGATGTCGTGGGCGCGATCCGCAAGAACAACAGTCAATGTCACGGGTGCGAACCAACACATATTGACGCGATCCCCGTCATCGAAAGGAAGGAGAATATCATCCTGCGCCGCAGCCTTGATCCGCTCCGCAACGAAGCGCGCTATTTGCGGGGGGTCGGCGTTGAACATTTCAGCCGCTATTCTCATCACCGGCCAGGCGTGACCAAGGCCTTCGATGAATGGCCAGTAAAAATCGAAGGCGCACAGTGGATCATGAGTGTCAAGATTGGCGAGCAACCAACGAGCAGCACCGTCGCTACTATCGTCATTGGTTACCACCCGCGCCAAGTCATGAATAAACGGCTGATCGGTCAGCACACACGAAACGGCGTTCGACCATGCCGCGTCGTTCGTCATGATGTTTGCTCCTGTTGGCGAATGTGGGCGGCCAGTTCGGCAAGCGCTTCCATCGGCGGAGTGAAAAACCCAAGCTGGCCGCGACATGCGACAAGCGGGAGTGCGAAAGCATCGGCCAGGACGAAACCGTAGCGGCCAAAGAACCACCGGCTATCCATGGCCTGCACGCAATCAATTATGCGGGCCATACCGACAATACCGCCGCGTGGCATTGCCGCCTCTTTCGGATCATCCATATCGAGTTCGGTTTTCGACACGCCAGCATGGACGATAAACCACCCGCGCCCCTTCGTGGGCCAATCACGGTTTTCAACATCCTTGCCGTCATGGAAGATATGATGGGGATAGGGCTGCTTGATCGACAGAGCGCGGATTTGTCCCTGCTCGACCCGTGCGGCTAGTGCGGTGTAGTCAACCATTCTCACCTCCCATATCTGCAACAGCGATAGGAACGCCGCCACAACCGTCACAGAAGCCGCAATAGGTATCCGCCACACCGAAGCCTGAGCCGTCGCAGGCTGGGCAAATTTCGGTGTCATCGACCGGCGCAGGCTCGCGCGCGGCAGGGTCAACGTCATCCGAAAACATGCGCTCGATCTCCTGATCTTCGGGGCCAAGAACCTCACCGAGATCCTCAATGCGCAGGCGATGGCGTGGCGGGGTGCCATCGGAGATGATCGCCGGGCCAAATTGGTTTGGATAGGTCATACTCTCCCCCTCCGAACAGCAAGCGGCGTCATCCACTCGCGATGCCCCCTCGCCCTCTCCACCACCGGGCGCGGCGGATTGAGCATGAGGGCCAGCGTCTTTTCGCGGCGGGCCTGGGATAGCGCTGGGGTGATGGGGCGAGTCATGATGGCCTCCGCATGTCGGCAAGAGCGCGGGTCAGGTCCATGCTGGCGCGGCGCAATGCCGACCGTGCGGGCGACGGCCAGATGCGCGCCTCTCCTTCCTCGTGATCCAATGCGGGCTGCACCAACGCCATAAAGCGTTTGGCTTCATCGCGCGCTTTCTTGATAGATGCTGCGTTCATCTCAAATTCCTTCCCCTCCCCAACACCGCTTCACCGCTCAGAGATCGCGGCCTAGCAGCAACCTTTCGCGTCCCGCGTCGGAGAGGATTGATTGCGGGGATCGGTTAGGCGGGACTGTGCGAAGCCGTGAACACATCGCTCGGCTTGGCCTTGGGGATCAGCCGCCCGGTAGCAGGGTCGCGCAACTGGCCGTGCTTCTTCCAGTGGGCGAGTTCAGCCGCGGCTTTGTCATGGGCAGCCTCGGCTTGGCGAACATCGGCGCGCAGGCCTTCGACTTCGCGTTGCAATCTCGCGATCCCGGTCAGGTGCTTAACCTTCTGGCCGCCCAACCTGGCAATCATATCGCGGTCATCATGCGCCTCTTTGCGAAACCGCGTCCGCTGATCATCCATGTCGGCCTTCAACCCTGCCACCACAGCCTCATGCTCCCGCACCGTCATAAATCCCAAAAATGCCATGTCCGTTCTCCTCAAATGCCGCTCAGTGCGGCGACCGTGGCCTTGTCCAGGCCGATAAATTGCGTCTGCTGGCGTGCCGGGCGACCATCGGCGGGGCGTTCTCGGCTCATCCAGTAATCGATGTGCGCCTGCCGCTCGGCTTCCCGCTGCGCCGCCGCGTTCTCGACCCGCTTGCGTTGCGCCTCGCAATTGGCTGCCTTCTCGGCCTGCAACCGGCTGATCACCTGCTCATAGGTGCCGGGGTTCGGATAGCGGGTGAGAAAGCGGTGCAGGCCAACGCGGCCCGCCGGGTGCATCGAATGCTTGCCCGATGACGCGAACAGTTCGAGCCGATCGCCGCCGGGGACATTGGCCAGCCCCCACTCACGCAGCGCGTTCGATATATCGACCCAGCGCCAGTGGTTGCGCGCTTGCCATTCGCGCAGGAGTTGGCGGGTGGCGTGGTTGGAATGGTCCATGGGTTGCTCCTATGATCCAGCTACGATGCTCAGTGCCTCGGCGGCGGTCAGGTTCTTGTTGTTCGTCAGCCAGCGATATTCCGTGGCCTGTTCGGGCGTCATCGCGTCCAGATGCTTGCGCCTGCCCCGCACCATGTTCGCCGCTGCCATCGCCCGATATTCAGGGGTGATGCTGGCCCGTTTCGCGCAGGACCGGCACAATGGGCGGTGCTTGCGGTAGCCGGGTTTGCGGTGCGCGCATGGGGTGGGGTGGGCGCGGGGCATTACTGCTCGCTCCAATCTTCCGCGCCATTGAAGCCTTCACCGGTTTCGCTATCCGGCTTGCCCTCGTTCGGCGTCAGCATGTCGCGGCGAACGTCATAAGCGGCGATGACCTTGGCGTGCAGGTCGGGCCGGGTTGCTTCCAGTCTGGCCACCGATTTTGCGCCAGCGGTTATGTGCGCCGAGAGGCCCTCCAGCGTGTCGATCTGGCCGAGCATGGACATGTGTTCGTTTGCCCAATTTGCAGCGGCGTTGGGGTCGGGTTGGCGTTGTTGCCGCTGTTCCTGAACAAGCGGCAGTATCTTGACGCCAGCCTTCTTGCCCTTCGACTTCATGACAACAACGACCGTTTCTTTGTCGATGTCGCTCATATGCGAGATACGGATTCCACCCGTCGCCAGCCCGCCGAACTGCACACTGTCATCGCGGTAGAGCGTCATGGACTTACCGACATATTCGTTGGCATAGCGGCCCCAGACACCCATCAGGATGCGCCGTATCGTCTTGCACGGCTTGAACGGCTTGCCGTTGTCGCCATGGTAGAAGATGGACACCGGCTGATCGCCGTCATTCCCGGTCACGCGCGTAATGGTGATGGTGCGGGGCGCGCCGATCAGGTCATCCGCGTTCAATTGGTCCGACTTCGCTTCCACGAATTTGGACATGTCGATCATGTCGTTCACAGTATCATCTCCATTTCTTCCCGCCGTTCGGTCGGGGTGAGGCTGTAGCGCGCGACGGTGGTCTCATAGATCGCCAGCTTTTCAGCCAGCTTCCGTTCAAATTCACCGGCCGCATTGATTATGGCGTCCCGGATTTTGTCATCGGGATGCACGCGAATGACTGCTGTCGGCAGCCCGCCGCTGTATGAGATAAAGTCGATCCACTGGCGCTTGGCGACAAGCATCCCGGTCTGATGTTGCATCAGATAATCGGCGGGGATCGTCTCGCACATGTCGATCCCCATGTTCTCGATGATCGTCTGAACCTGGAATTTTGCGCGCCGGGATTTTGCCTCGATCGCGCCATCGTCGCCAACCAGTCCATCCGGCGAATAGCCAAGCGTGAAGCCCCATTCATCGTTGGTGATGAAGCTGCATTGCGTGACCTTGGCGTGCTTTTCCTCATACTCGGCCCGCGCATAGATTTCGTCGGTCTGGCCGCGCAGCATGTCATCGCTGATATATTTCGGCTCGACATATTTGGTGACGCGCTGGGCAAGCAGTTCGTAGAGGTGAGCGCGCTCCTTGTCGTTGTTCGCGACCTTGAGCGTCGGCGTGATGATCAGCTTCATCTCGCTGGCAGTCAGCAGCCCGCACCGCGCCTGCAACCATGCCTCGCTGCCCTGCTCAAACTGATCGTGGATGACCATGCCGCGCTTGCCACCATGCTCCTTTTTCGGAGCCGCAGCCTTCGCCGGTTGGTGATCCGGGTTAGGCGCGTCGGTCCGTTCACGGTCGAACGCATCGAAAATATCGTCCTGCTTTGGCTCGACATAATCGATGGCGAAAGGGTTGTCGGTCATGATCAGAATACCAGCGAGACGTTGGGGACATCGCCCGCACGGATCAGCAGCACGATCTTCTTGGCGGTTTCTTCGTCGGCACCGCACGTCATGATCGCTTCCTTGGCTGCGCGCATGACGGACGTGCGGTGCGCCTTGTCGGCATCCCGCTTGGCCTGTGCAGCGGCGGCGGCTTGTTCCTCCGCAATCCGCGCCTTCTCCTGCGCGGCAATCCGGTCACGCTCTGCCTGCGCCTCCGCAAGCTGGCGTGCATGTTCGCGGTCGCGGGCGTCCTGTTCGGCCTTGGCGGCTTCCTGGGCTTCACGGGCAGCTTGCTCGGCGGCTTCGACCTTGGCGCGTTCGATGCGCTCGGCTTCCGCCTTCTGTGCCGCGATCTGGCGCTCCTGTTCACGCTGGGCGCGTTCGGCGGCTTCCTGAGCGGCGCGTTCGGTCGCTAGGCGTTCGTCTTCGATGCGGGCGGCTTCCAAGCGTTCGGATTCTGCTTTCTCGGCTGCGATCTTGTCAACCTCCGCACGCGCCGCCGCTTCATCGCGCAACCGCTGCAATTCGGCTCGGTCGGCCTCTTCCCGCAGCAAGCGGGCAAGCGCCTCCTTCAACGTCGCCATCGCAGCATCCTTGGCGGCTTGAGCGACTTCAAGCCGGTCCCCGAAAACCATCGGGTCCAGTTCTATCGCCCAAACCTTGGTGCCGCGTTCACGAACGGAAATGCTGTCATCAATCAGGCTTACGTGCGCCAGATCCCGCAAATCCTCGATAATGGATTCACATTGCGCAACCCGCGCCTTTTCCGCCTCTTCCCATTCGGTTAGCGGCTTGCGAACCGACTTGGCCAGCTCGTCCAGCGTCTCACGGGCATCGCGCCGGGCGGCATCGACCACGGCAATCTTCGACCGCGCTTCCTCGTTCAACTTCTTGCCAGCATCATCGATCGCGGTTTTCGTGCGCGTGATTTTGAAGGCAAACGATTTGATGGCATCACGGCCCTTCGCGGTCGAAACGTCCGGCTCGAAAGCGGATATCTCCCGCTTAATATGGGCGAACAGGTCATCACGCTTGGCGCTGTCTACCAGCACAAGCGCGGGCGTCTGCGCAACGATGACGGCAATGTCGCCGCTGGAAATGCTATTCTCAATTATCGGCGAACTAGCCATCTCAATAACCTCCAATATTCGGGCACATGATCAGCGCGATCGTCCCGACAAAAATGATTGCCACCGCGACTAGGAACATCTGCCAGACGGTAAGCTGTTCGCAGATGACGGACGGCTCGCGCGGTTCGTGGGGTGGGGTGCGGAGGGTCAT